CCAACATGAAGCGGTCCTACATCGCTGCCTGCCTGACTAGATTCGTAAAACAAGGCAAGGTCGTTAAGGAAACCGTCGAGGCCAGTAACTCGCTAGGGCCCCGAAAGGTAAACACCTACACCCTTGCCAATCAATCAAAAGAGTGATATAAAGGTCGTGGGACATTGCGCCCATACTTCTCCTTCCCCCTCCCTGGGGTTCAGGGGGCTGGCTCACAAGGCTGGCCCCCACCTTTTTGAGAACTGATATGGAAAAAAACGGCGTAACTGTGATGATCGGCCTGCTGGGTAAAGACCCAGAGATGGAAAAGGGCGATGGTCTACTGGAGAGCGAATGTCCACTTGCAACCCAAGACGAGATCATCAACAAGGGAAACAAGCAGAAGGCTATCCTGACCGCTAAATACGGCCCATCTGATGGTGAGGAAAAGTGCGGAAACTGCGAGTACGGCAAGAAACTGCCAAACTGCGGCATGAAGAAAGGAGAAGTCTACTGCGAGAAGTTTGACTTCAAATGCTCCGAGAAAGGCGTATGCGATGCCTGGGAGCCGATGGAAGAAGACGAGTGATTTACTTTCTGCCAGTACTCTTGATGTGTACGGCAGATGGATGCAAGTTTTATGCGGACCCACCGCAAGCCAAGATCGAGCAGTGCGAAAAACGGCTTGAGTGGATAAAACCGAAGCTGGAAGAGTCTGACATAGTGAAGGCTTACCAGATGTCTTGTATAAGGATTCAACTTGGGCGGGATACCTAACCGTGAGGTTCGGTCATCGCACACACCGCCCTCCCATTTTTAGGAGCATATATGCCAAGCGTAAGCAAAGCCCAAAACCGCTTTATGCAAGCCGCAGCCTCAAGCAAGGAAATGGCTAAGAAGTTGGGAATCCCCCAGAAGGTAGCCAAGGAATATGTCAAAGAAACCGGCTCTATGAAGGGCAAGCCTGAGTATAAGAAGGGCAAGAAATGAAAGCCGTCTGGGATAAAAAACGACCGAAGAGCGCAGGTAAGGTAGAGCCTCTATCGCCAAAACAAAAGAAATCTGCAAAGGCTATGGCTAAGTCTGCTGGCCGTCCTTACCCAAACCTTGTGGATAACATGAGAGCCGCCCGTAAGAAATAAAAATGGAATTTTTGAGGTCTGAACTTAGGGGTAAAAACAAGGTTTATATTTGCCAGTGTAAGTGTGGCAAAGAAAAGGTTTTTTGGAAAAAGTCCGCTATGGACAAACAGAAGTCATGCGGATGTTTAATTGACGATGAGGGGCTATCTGGCAAGCAAAGAAGAAGTATGCTTACTAGGATGCAAGGTTACAAAAATGGCGCAAAGAAACGTGGTTTTGTTTGGGATCTGACGTATAAGCAGTTTGTACAGATTTCGTCTAAAAATTGTTTTTATTGCAATACAGAACCTAAAGAGTGGGACTGTATGACAAATAGCCCGTCTTTGAAAAAAGACTCGCCAAACGTAAACCCAAGTGACTATAAGATAAGGTTCAATGGGGTTGATAGAATTGATGGCGCAAAGGGATACACAATTGACAATGTGGTTCCATGCTGCACATTCTGTAATAGATCAAAAAGTGATCTGGAATTAGAGAAATTTAAGGAAAATATAGAGAAAGCATATAAATGGCTATTCCAGAAAGCATAATTAACAGAATCAAAAAACTTGGCCTAGCTGGTGTGAACAAGCCTAAAAAAACGCCAAGCCACCCAACAAAAAGCCACGTTGTTATGGCAAAAGATGGAGATTCTTATAAATTGATACGTTTCGGGCAACAGGGCGTTTCTGGCTCACCCGCTAAGAAGGGTGAGTCCGAAGCAGATAAAGCCCGCAGGAAGTCATTTAAAGCCCGCCATGCCAGTAACATCGCCAAAGGCAAGATGAGTGCGGCATACTGGGCAGATAAGGTTAAGTGGTAAATACTGTATAATTATTCAGTACTAGAGCAACCCACAGAGGACTCATGCAAGGCGCACACGAAATCGAGCAAATCGGCATAGAGGAGTTGATCCCCTACGCTAAGAACTCAAGAACACACTCAGATGAGCAAGTGGCTCAACTGGCAGGGTCTATAAAAGAGTTTGGGTTCAACAACCCAGTTCTTATAGACAAAGACAACTCCATCATTGCTGGACACGGCAGGGTTATGGCGGCTAGAAGGCTTGGCCTGACCCAGGTTCCTTGTATTCGCCTAGAGCATTTAACAGAGACGCAGCGCAAGGCATACATCATTGCCGACAACCGACTGGCTCTGAACGCTGGGTGGGACAATCAAATGCTGACGGTAGAGTTAAACGACCTGAAGGCAGACGATTTCAACCTGGACCTACTTGGCTTTGATGTAGATGAACTAAACGCCCTGCTAGATCCCGTTGAGCTAACGGAAGGCAAAACAGACGAAGACGAGGTTCCAGAAGCACCAGAGGAACCAGTAACTAAGACTGGGGACATATACAGACTTGGTAGGCATCGGCTGATGTGCGGTGACTCTACAAGCATAGATGCCCTAGAAAAGTTATGTGATGGGCAGTTGGTAGATATGTGGCTCACGGACCCTCCGTACAATGTTGCATACGAAGGTAAAACCAAAGACGCATTAACTATCAAAAATGACTCGATGGAAGACGACCAGTTTCGCCAGTTCTTGCGGGATTCATATACGGCCGCAGATATGGTTATGAAGCCAGGAGCAGTCTTCTATATTTGGCACGCAGATTCAGAGGGTTATAACTTCCGTGGTGCAGCAAAAGACGCTGGATGGACAGTTCGACAATGTCTTATATGGAAAAAATCCACCATGGTTATGGGCCGCCAGGACTATCACTGGAAGCACGAGCCTTGTTTGTATGGATGGAAAGATGGTGCTGGACACCTTTGGTCGGCTGATAGGAAGCAGACAACCATCCTAGAGTTTGATAAACCCTCTAGAAACGGTGAACATCCAACTATGAAGCCAGTTGGATTGTTTGAGTACCAAATGTTAAATAATACTAAGGGCGGTGACATCGTCCTGGATTCGTTTGGTGGATCTGGAACTACTTTGATAGCCGCAGAAAAAAACGGTCGAGTAGCCAGAATTATGGAACTAGACCCGAAGTATTGCGATGTAATCGTAAAGCGGTGGGAAGAGTTCACCGGAAAGAAAGCCGAGCTTGTTTAAGCGTTGGGCGATACTATATACACATGATGGTTCGCCAGTAGACGGGGCTTTGTTTGTTCAGAAACCTGCGGCAGAGAAAATGCTCCGCAGCCTGAGCAACAAGGCTAAATTGTATGTGTCTGAAGTATATTTAACGGAGTTAAAAAATGGCAGAAGGAGTGGGGCGACCACCTCACCAACCGACTGACGAGAACCGTACAAAAGTAAGGGCTTGGGCAGCAGTTGGTGTAAGGCATGAGGATATAGCGTCCAAGTTGGCTATAAGCGCAGACACGCTTACGAAATACTATCGCCAGGAACTAGACGACGGCAGGATTGATGCTAATGCTCAGGTGGCAAAGTCACTGTTTGAGCAAGCAAAGACTGGGAACACAACGGCCATGATCTTCTGGTTAAAGACAAGGGCTGGCTGGAAAGAAACACAGGTCAACGAAGTAACCGGCGCAAACGGATCTGCTCTGTCCTTTACATGGCAGAAATAACGATTCCATATACGCCGAGGAGTAAACAGGTCGCTCTACACGAAGCGATAGACAGTCATCGATTTACCGTTGCGGTTGCTCACAGGCGTTTTGGCAAGACTGTGGCGGCAATAAACCATTTGATTAAGGCCGCATTAGAGTGCGGCAAAGAATCGCCACGAATGGCCTATATAGCCCCAACGTACCGCCAGGCCAAGAGAATCGCATTTGACTATTTGGTCCACTTCTCTAGACCGTTAAATGCAGAAGTAAACATATCGGAATTGCGTGTAGATTTTATGGGGAGACGGATCTCGCTCTATGGAGCCGATTCGCCAGATAGTCTCCGAGGTATATATCTTGACTTTGTGGTCCTTGATGAAATCGGGGATATGAACCCGAAGATATGGAATGAGATCATCCGACCTGCGCTGGCTGACCGCCAAGGCAAAGCCCTCTTTATTGGAACGCCGAAGGGCGCAAACCATTTCAAGGATCTTAGGGATAGAGCCGAGACCGAAGAGGGTTGGTCGTTGCTGGAGTTTAAGGCTAG